TTTCTATCATTTCGTAGTGTTCTTTACTTCCTACTGTCATCTCTTTATCTCCTATCTAATTAATATTATATAACATACATGTATGCATTGCAAGCCTTATTTTAATTATTTTTTAATAAAACCCTGCATAAAAATATACTATTAAAACAATATTAATTCATTTATTCAGGCATGTCGCCGTATTTAAAACGGTATTATTTGCCATTTTCTTGATAAAATCCTGGGATATTTACCTTCCATTTTGTATTCTATCGATTCAGGCGGAGGTTGTAGTCTCATCGTTTCGGCAAGCTCAAATAGGGTTTTTGCATCATCTATGTTAGCTCCTGTCTCTTTGACTATTAGCCTTAGTACATGCATGGCTTTCTGCAGCGCGTATCCTTCGTGTTGAAGGCATAGATATTCGTGTATTGGTTTATCACTTAAAGCCTCGCCATAATACGATATTTTGATCATGTCTTTCCCACTTTTCCTGCTGTGATACTCAGACCATTCCCATTTCGAGACATACATTTCTTTTGGAGCTATACCCATTATGTCATCATGGTGTAACTTCCATTCTTTGACTTGTTTCTCTACATCAAACACATGTCCACAGTCAGGACAGGTCCGAGCTTGTGCCGCTATAATAGAGTCGCAATCAGGGCATATTTTAGATGGTGGTATTCCAGGCTCATCGCTTTTTCTGTGCGGCAGAATAACGTCAGTAATCGGTCCATGCGTTTCGATGTTACCGGCAAAATCCAGGATCATGCAATTATCGGTGTGATCCTTCAGTCGCAACCCTCGCCCCGCCTGCTGAACATACACCCGCGCGCTGCACGTCGGGCGCAAAAAGACAATCAAATCTATATTTGGAGCATTGAACCCGACAGAAAACACATCAACTCCGGTAAGAGCTATGATTTCTCCATCACGAAATTTGCGAATTATTTCTTCTCTCTCTGACTTCGGGGTTTTCCCTGTTACGGTTTCCGCGGAAATCCCTTTATCTCTTAAAATGTCGCGGATATGTAAAGCATGATCGATTCCAGTACAGAAAAATAGCCAGCTTTTTCTGTACCCTGCTCGTTCAATTGTTTCCTCAACGGCTGCCAAGTTTGTCTCTATAACATCAATTTTTTCCTGTAATTCTCTCTCTATATAGTCGCCGCCGCGCTTATGTACACCGGTAATGTCAATCTGTTTTTTTGTGTGTTTAGACACGAGTTTCGCCAAAAATCCATCTCGCTGAAGCTCCTCGATTGTGACCGGCTCAATCAGGTCATCAAAAATTGCCGGATCATCGGTGATAAGACCGTGCCCAACCCTCCACGGCGTTGCCGTAAATCCAATCACTCTGTCTGGATTAAGCTCAAACAAAAACGATCTGTAAACTCCAGTATCCTCGTGGTTTATCTCATCGGCCTCGTCTACCAAGACAATATCTATATGTCCTAATCTGTCGATGCAATTTTTTATCGTTTGAATACCGCCGAAAGTTATCGGTTCGCCAAATTCTTTTTTACCGATAGACGCAGAGATAATCCCTATTGGAGCGTTAGGCCATAGGGTTAACAGCTCATTCGAGTTTTGTTCTAACAGTTCTTTTTTGCTGGCAAGCACTAAAATCCTGATTTCACCGTTTGCCTGTATGGCCTCTTTGCAAATCTGAGCCATGAGAATGCTTTTACCCCCTCCAGTCGGGATGACTGCGCAAACATTGCCAGCATTTGACCTATACCATTCGTATATCGAATCAATAGTATGTCTTTGGTATGGACGTAATTTCATCAGTAAATCCCTATATCTTTTTTGCGTTTCATCTCAGGGCCGTCTTTGACCTCTTCTCCTGCGAATACATCTTTAACAACCCCGATTGTTCCGTGCAATAATTCGATACTGCTTTTCCCTTTCTCTCCGTTTATAATCCCATTGTATTTTACATTCCATTTGTCAACCTCTTCCATTTTACACGGCACAAGGTCAGGATGAATAACATGTGAACGACAGCCCTGATATTGATACTCAATCGGGATTTCGTTTTGATATCGTTCGCAAAAAAATGTCGAGTTTTCTTTCGGAGTAGAATGGGCGCAGGTCCGGCAGTTAACCTCTGTAGTAAGACATGTTTTGTGGCAAAATTCATGCATAGAACACATTTTGCATTTATAGAACGTAGCATCGGTGCTTATTGGATACGGCATTCGATCAGATATTGCGATCCGTTGAGCCCTCTCAATATATTTGTCGGCAACTTCTTTATTCATCCTGACGCGCTCAGTATAAATCTCGTCGTCGTTTTTGTTTACGGCGTAAAATAGAGCGCGATCAATATTTAATCCTCTCATATATGCCTGCATCTGGACAAAATAAACCGGATCTGATTTTTCAACTCCTTCTTTTTTAAGTTTCTGAAAACGTTTATCATTGTAGGTTTTCATTTCCAGTAAATGTTCTTTGTTCGGAGCTTCAGGTACCCCGGATTTAATTATTCCGTCAATACTACCAGACACGTGATAATTGAAATTAACACGTTTTTGTTGGTCATATACACGTATACAAATGTTTTTCAAATCGGTCACGATTTGGTTCTCTTCTAGTTGACCGCGTCTGAACAGGCGGAGGATACGGCCTGAAAAATTGTTTTTTACAACCCACCTAAAAGTAAGCCATAAAAACCTTTCACAATCATTCCCTATTATCGATACGCCAAGATGAGGACGCGGAAGTTCTTTTTTTGACTCATGGTATTTATCTACTAGTGACGATATTGAAAAGTCGATTTCTTTTTCTAGTTTCATTTTTTTATTCTCCTGTATAAATAAACCGGGGACTCGAACCCCGGAAAAACCATTTTTACTTTTTAGCCCACGGGGGAGCACTATCTCCGCTTGTGGCAGCCTGTGATGGGGCCGACGCTTTCGGCATAGAGGACCCTGAAATTGACCGATACTCGGTAACATTGTTTGACGCGTCATACTGTTCTGTAGCAGGTCTTACCTTGAGTTTTATCTCAAGGTTTGCACCGACGAGCTGGTCGGTATCAGTCAGTCGCTGGAGTCCACAAGCCCGCATCAACTGCCCCATAAAGTACCGGCTTGTCTCCTCTTTCCCAGGGTCGGTGTTTGATACACCGCACATTCCGAAAACAACCCGGTTTTGATGAGTCGGGCCCATTATCTTGTACTGTATATTCATATACGTACTGGTTCTATCGTTGCTCTCTTTGAGTTCAACTTTTTCAATGTTCGCTTGATACCATCCTGCTGGCAATGGTGCGAATCCTGATTCTTCTGGCATGTCTGCCGTGTTAAAAGTTTGTCCTAAGTTCATTTTCCTTACTCCTCTATTTTCTCAATTTTAAAGCTCGCCCGTCCAGGTGTGCTTGTGATAGCTTCTTCCAATACTGCGGTTATCTCAGGCGCAGCAGCCTTCCAGTCTTTAGCGTTGATTTCAGGCTTCCATCTAAACAGAGCCGAAAGGTGATCCGTTAAACCATTCTCTGCCGCGATCTCCTGAAGAAGGTCGGCGTCAATTTTCCGATTCATCCTTTCGGTTACAGTAATCTTGTAGCCGTACTCGGTATAATCCGGGCCCATTTCATCCTCAATCGCGCGCCGCAATTCCTGTGCAGCGCGTTCCATTTCTTTGGCAATTAGCCATTTTTCAGCTTTTGTCATTGCCTATTATCCTCCCAAGGTCAGCAGGTTCCCAAAATTCGAGAGCAAGACCTCTGCTTTTAGCTCGCCACAGACCATCAGTATCAGTCTGTAACGCCCTCTGAATGTTGCCGTCCTCATCCTTTTCAGCCCTCAACGCAAAGACTAAATCAAAATAGTAGGGAAGGTTCTGTGTGAGCGTTTTCCCTGGCATTGACGGTGAGTAGAGAACGCGCCCCATTTCGTCCTGAGCTTTTTCAAGCTTCGCAGACATATAAACGTTTTTCCCTTTAATGTCACGGAACGCCCGGATCAGATCTGCCAGTTTGTCGTTCATAGCGCCGTACGCCTGTCTCCCGTCTTTAGTCTGCTTTTTTTCATAAGACAAAACTACCTCAGCAATTTCAGAAATTGAATCCAGAGCGATAGACTCAAAATCAGAATTAACACAAGCCTGGTATGCCTCATAAAGATCATTCAAGCTCGTAATTTCGTAATATGGAATATCCATATCTTTGAGCGACATCAGCCCTGATTCGGCGCTGATAATTACCGGATTCGGCAAGGTCTTAATCAACGTAGTCTTTCCGACTCCGCTGTCTCCGTAGACCAACACTTTAAACCCGTTGGTATGCACGTCTTTCGTGCTTTGTAGCTTAATAGCCATAAATGTTTCCTCCTGGCCGATCAGAATTGGTTTCTTGTTGGCCATCTGTTGACAGAATAGTTTATATCGGTTTATTCTGTCAATAGAAAAATATTAAAGGATAAACAAAAATGATGACAATTGAAGAAATTAGAGAAGCACTTGAAGACAGGGTAATTTCTGTTGTTGCCGAAAAAGTTGGGATTCATAGAGAGACATTATATAGAATAATGAGGGGTGGAGGAGCAAATTACAGCACAATAGAAAAACTCACAAAGTACTTCAGGGGATAACAAAATGGGAAATCTTGAATCAATTTTCGGGAAGCATGGATTTTGTCCAGAGGATTTTGAAGAACACAGGTCAGTTGAAAATCAAGTAAAAGATGCTATACGTGATTTCGGATGGCCATCGCCGTCTGAAATTATTATAGATGGGGAGGTTCACCGGTTTCCTTTGAAAAACAAAAACGACGATACAGGATGGTATCGAATCTATCCTGATTCTTTAATTCCTGCTGGATATGTCGGCGACTGGAGGCAGGGCGGTTCCGGTTTTTGTTTTAGGGCTAACATTGGACGGCCTATTTCATTAGCTGAAGAAATGGCTATTCAAAAAAGACAGGAACAGGCAAAAAAAATAAGAGAAGAAGAAAGAGAAGCGTCATACAAAGAGGCAGCTGAAAATGCATTGGCTCTTTGGAATTCTTCTGGTTTGGCCGATTCTTCAACGGGATATTGTAAAAAAAAGGGATTGTCTGGAGGTTATGGGGCGAAAGTTTCAGCATCTGGAGCCCTTATGGTCGCCGGATATAATGACAAAGATGAACTATCAACCATACAAATAATTCCAAAAGAAGGGAAAAAAATATTTTTTAAAGACGCTAAAGCTGGAGGATGTTTTTTCCCTATTGGTGAATTAAAAAATATTATTTTCCTTGCCGAAGGATTTGCAACAGCCGCAACAATATATGAAGAAACTGGTGAATTCTCTGTTGTTTCTTTTAGTGCTGGGAACCTCCCTAAAGTTGCGAAAATATTTAAAGAGAAATATCCGGACAAAACGATTATAATCGTTGCGGACAATGATGAATCTGGGACTGGTCAAAAATATGCCCATATTGCAGCTAATGAAATAGGAGCGAGAGTTATAATTTCTCCGGTAGAGGAAACAGACATAAATGACTACAGAGAAGGTGGTGGAGATGTAAAAAATTTACTTTTGCCAAATAAAAAAACATTTCTTGTAAAAGCATCAGAATTTATTAAAGACAAAACTCCAGTGGCATGGCACATAAAAGGATGGTTGCAAAAAAACGCAACAATTATGGTTCACGGCCCGTCTGGGTGCGGAAAAACATTTATTGTTTTGGATTGGGTTTTGCATTCGGCGTTTTCTTTTGAAAAATGGTTGGATTATATAATAAAACCGTCTCCAATTGTATATTTAGCCGGAGAAGGGCATATAGGTATAAAGCAGAGGATTGCCGGATGGATGCAATATCATGGAGTATCCGGAGATTTCCCTATGTGGGTTTCTGAACATGGCGTTGATCTTAATACAAATGAGGGCTTATTTATGGTTTTTGAACATATAAAAGACCTTCCCGTTAAGCCTGGTTTAGTAGTTGTTGATACTCTCCATAGATTTTTAAAGGGAAACGATTCAAACTCTGAAGATTCAAAAAGCATGATTGACGCCTGTGACAAAATAAAAAGAGAATTTGGATGCTCCGTAATATTGGTCCACCACACTGGGGTATCTTCTGAAACACAGGACCGCGGGCGTGGATCTGGTGCATGGAGGGGAGCACTTGAAAATGAGATCAGTATTCAACCAGTTTCCGATAAGATAAGACTGAGACAGGTAAAAATGAAAGATTCAGAAGAACTAGATGACCATTTTGTTGAATTAAGACAAATTAAACTTGATGAATGGGTTGATGAAGATGGTGATGATGTTACATCTGCTGTTATCTTGCCATCCCAAAAGCCCCAAGAGAAGAAAAACAAAACTTTAACCTCTGATATAAAATCAATTACTGAAGCATGGAGAAAAAACAGTGGGGAGCTTATAGAATCAGGAGAACCATATATTACAAGATCAGCATGGAAAAACGCGATAATAACAAATGAAGGGAAAACCGTTGCGGCAGCAGAAAAAAGAGTAAAACCATCTGGAATGGCTTCGGCAACAAGGCTCATAAGCGAAAATATAATAAAAGAATTTCAGCACGGATTTTTAATAATTGATGATGAAATCATATCATCGATCACTATAAATAATGACAAATAGTACGATGGTACGGTACAGTACGAAATTAAAAACGTACTTTTCGGACAAAACGAGCATATAGGGTACGTACGGTACGTTTTTCTTTAGAAAACGTACTACCGTACCATGCGATGTAGGGAAAAAAAGGAGTCTAAAATGGAAGAAAAATTATTAACAAAAGAAGAAGCATTTGAAATGTTTTTTGAAGATGGATTCAAATCTGGGCAAGGAGAAGTTATCGCAAGGATTGAGTGGATAATGGAATGGGGATATACCGGAGGGGATGAAATTTTGGCAATATTAAAAAACCACGATCTTCTAAAACCACTATTAAGGGTTGATGAGGAATTGCAAAATATTGATATAGCAAAAATAGCAAGAGGTGATAAAACAAAATGAAAAACGAAGAATCTCTAATCCAGGTTGAAATAGTCAAGTATTTGCAATCCAAAGACATTTACTTTTGGGCAACTCCAAATGAATCGGCTGGATCGAATAAAATCCGAGCGATGCAAATGATAAGCCTTGGAATGAGAAGCGGAATTTCTGATCTCATAGCAATACTCCCTACTCCGGATCTCCCTTACCGGATAGTTTTTATTGAGGTCAAAACACAAACAGGTAGACAATCTGATAATCAAAAAAAGTTTGAAGCACGGGTCACCGATGCAGGTTATGAGTTTTTTCTGGTGCGTTCGGTTGATGATGTTAAATCAATAGTCGAAAATCATGTTGAAAAATATTGGGGTTTAAGGTAGGATTAAGGAATGAGTGAGAAGAAACACCCAGGAGGTAGACCGACTCGTTACAGATCAGAATATGCAGAGCAGGCATACAGGCTCTGCTTATTGGGATATACTGACAAGAAACTGGCTGAATTTTTCGGCGTTACCGAGCAGACGATTAATAATTGGAAGAAAGATCATGAAGGGTTTTTTGAGTCCATAAAAAAAGCAAAAGATTCTGCTGACGCTGTTGTAGTTGATTCTTTATTCCAGAGAGCAAAAGGGTATGAGCATCCGGAAGATAAGATATTCCTTGATAAAGGTGAGCCTGTAATAGTCCCTACCATAAAACATTACCCTCCTGATCCTACATCAATAATCTTCTGGCTAAAAAACAGACAACCAGAGATATGGCGAGAGAAACAATCAATCGAACTCACCGGGAAAGATGGTGGTCCGGTAGAGCTTTCACACAGCGAGAAGCAACAGCGTATCTCCGAACTACTGGAAAAACGGAATGCCACTGACTGAAGCCGAAGAACTGGAACTCTTACAACTATTGGAGCAAGAGGACCGGGAGCGTGTCGCACCGAAGTTTGAAGAGTGGCGGAAACCTTACCGGTACAAAATCGCGGAAGGCGGAAGAGGAGCAGGAGCTAAGAGCTGGTCTGCTGCGAGTCTCATTGTACAGGCAGCCGAGGAAAACACCCACCGTGTCGCGTGCCTTCGAGAAATACAAAAATCCCTTGAAGAATCAGTCTATACACTTATCCAAAATACAGTTGAAAGATTGGGTTACACTGATTGGGTGTTCACAAAAGAGTCAATCGAGAATAGAAAAAACGGATCTCATTTTATTTTCCGTGGTCTGAAGGACATGAGAGCTGCAAATCAAATAAAATCTCTTGAGTCGTATGATATATTTTTCGTTGAGGAAGCAGCAACCATAACACACGACTCATGGACAAAATTACTTCCTACTCTTCGCAAGAAAGGGTCTGAGCTATGGGCCATATTCAACCGGGAAGAAGAAATGGACCCGGTTTATGAGCGCTTTATTGTTAACGAAAGAGAAAATTCATGTATCCTTCACCTTGAGCCTGGCCCGATAGATAATCCATGGTGGTATGAGACAACACTCCCTCAAGAAATGGAAGAGGATTACAAATATGACCCTGATGAAGCGGAGCATGTCTGGCGCGGACTTCCACGGAAGCAAGGTAACAGATCTGTACTAGCTCGTGCAAAGATTCGTCAAGCCATGGACAGAAACATAATTAACCCTGAAGGTCAAAGATCAGTAGGATGTGACCCGGCAGACTATGGTGACGACAAGACAGAAATCTTTGAGCGGAAGGGGCTCAAGATTGTAAGCAGTAAGACAATCCCATATTCAGGTGGCGAAGAGATTGCAAACGAGATAAAATCAATGATAAATGGTGATCCTGCTGTACCTGTACGTATTGATACAACGGGAATCGGAACATCCGCCAGAGATAACTCAAAGCGATTAGGCCTTAAAGTCTATCCGATAAACTTTGCCCAAAATGCTGAAGATTCGGATAAATACGCGGATATTGTCACAGAGATGTGGTTTCACCTTCGCGAGATTATCGACGAGATAGACCTACCAGATGACCCTGAGCTTATGAGACAATTATCTGGTAGGAGATACTCTTATGACGGCAAAGGGCGATACATGATAGAACCTAAATCAGAATATAAGAAACGATACAAGAGATCTCCTGACAAGGCTGATGCTATCATTTTGACTTTTTATCAAGGAGGTAGTACCATGATGAGTGACGATGCCCGCGCAGCAATGGCTGCCAGAAGGAGACGTTAATGTCTATATTTGATTGGTTCAAAAAAGTAGAAGCTGAAGATAATAAAACAAAAATTACACGGCGGTCACCAGCTCCTGTAGACTGGACCGACTCTATGCAGGTCAATGCCGAACTCACAAAGGGGCTGTACCATAACACATACCAGGGGATCAAGCTCGGCGGGGCGCTTGCCTATAATCCTATCTCGATTCCTGCCTCTCTCATGGGGCTGCCGATCCCGAGGGCTGAGGATGAACAGGCTCAGGTAATCCTTGACGAGATCGTTGGCTTAATGACCGATGCGATGAAAGATATCCATATCCAGAGCCATCGCGAAGGGACTATATGGATATGGCCGAAGTTTACAGCTGATGGCTTGGTCTGGGAGTTTATTCCAGACGCTTCGGTGACCGACATTATCCGTGATCTTTCTACCGGTAATGTGATCAGAATTCAGACGAATGAGGATATCACCGTTTCAACCGGATCCGGAAACACGGTTACTGTTAATCGGCAACGGACGTTCACAAGATCCAGAGTCACGATTGAGTATTCCGGTCCAGTTCCTGCCGACATCAAAGGAGCTGACTACAGTAACCCATCCGGGATAATCCCGATCCCCTTTTCGAACAATGCAGATGGCGACGAGATTCGCGGGCACTCGGATTACGAGCGGTTTGTTGCTGACCTGAAGAGTTACCATGACATCGATCTGGCAGAACAAACGGCACTAGCGAAGTTTTTGCCTAAGATGGTTCAGAACACGAAAAATGTTGACGACTGGCTCGATAATAATGGGTACTCGTCTATAGCTGATATCGATTTAACCACAATAGACCTAATCCTGAACATGCCTGATGAATCAACATCTTTTATATTCCCAGAACGCATGACAGAATCTATGCAAAACAAGTTAAAGCAGATATTCCACAAGATAGTCGAGTCTTCCGGTATCCCTGAAATTGCCTGGGGGCTCAAAACACAAGGGAATCTCGCTTCGGTTGAAGAAAACATGGCAATGCTCATGAATTTCGTCAAGGATAAACAGGACCAGAAAATTGAGGCTTATAAGACGTTGTTCGAAGCATCACTTCGACTGATGAATAAAGCCTATCTCGTAGATACCGCCCCAGATGTTGAGATCGCATGGAATCGGCTTGACGGGCTTTCAGATAAAACTAAATCTGAGATATTTACTTCTTTCTGTGACGGAATCTCAAAGGCTATAGGGTCAGCTGCTCTAACGACTAATCAGCTATGGCGGCTCTGGAAGATAAACTACCCGGATGCAACAGAAGAGGATTATACAGAGTTTGAAGCAGGAATCGCCAGAATGGTCGCGCATACAGCTTCGACGAAATCCAACATACTTGACGTACTCGGGACTACCGGAGCAGTATGACCGCAGATGAGTACCGGAAAGCCTATATTGAGGCGCGGAATCTTGCAAACAAAATAACGCTCCAAACCCAGAGGGAGTTAATAAAAGTTTTTAAAGAAGCGGCTGAATTAGCCGCGGAACAGGTTAAGATAACAGAAGCTGCCGGGCTATCAGACATTACATCTATGTCATGGCGTCAGATAGAAAACCAACTACAAGCCGGAGCTGATCTTGTTTCAAATGCCGTGCAGGAGTTGACTCCGAAAGCAATATCCAAAGCCTATGGGAATTACATGGGTGTGGATGTTGACTACTTGAGGGACACTATCAAAGCATCGGGAACAAGTGCAATCACGAAAGCAGGAGTAGAGAATATTGGAGCTGGTATCAATCTTCAGTTGCTCGCTATACAGTCTAACCGTGTGTTTCAAGACGGGTACACATTTTCAGAGCGGATCTGGGGATTGATTGATCCTGACTCAGGCTTACCGATTGGCGTAAATGGTGATTACCAATACCGGATTAAGAATATCATTCTCTCTGGGCAGGCGCAGGGGCGTGACAACATCAAGATTGCTCAGGATATCCAGACCTATGTGACGAAGGGAAAGAACGTCGTGTTTGCCGAAGGGAGATACGGGAAACTGCTGCCGGGGGCTCGGGAATATTACCGAAGGATCTCGAGAACAGTTGACTGGCGGGCGCTCAGAATTGTACGATCAGAGATGAGCGCATCGTTGCAGCAAGCAGGGATCCTTGAAGGGACTGTGAACCCTGCCGCAACAAAAATGTACAATTGGGTCAAGCAGTCTGGAAATCCGATTGATATTGACGGTTCGCGGAACGCATCCGGTCTCAGGTGTATTGATTTGCAGGAAGCTAGCCCGTATAAACTGGAAGATGTGCCAGACTATCAACACCCCAATTGTTCCTGCTCTGTAGTTCCGGTTCTGATGGATCAACGTGAATTTGTAGCAGACTTGAAGTCGTGGACCCCGGGGTCTGGTCCTGCGTATCTTGATCAGTGGTATCAAACCATTTACAAAACAGCAAATCCTTGACATAAACACCTTAAGGGGGTAAAACTAAACTATGGGCAAAGCTCTAAAAAAAATAAATCTACGATCTTCGGACGAACTTCTCAAATTAAATCCTGATGAAATCCCGACGCTTGTACCTTCTTCGATCCTCTCGCAATGGATGGAAGGTGATTCAGACCCATACTATAAAATACAGAAAATTGATTATCCGATAGTTGCCAACATGTACAATTATGTTGAATCATTTTTTGAGTCATTTGTATCAAAGCTGAATAGCCGTCCTATCCCTGGAAGTAAAGACGGGCATGAAACATCATGGGGTAAACGTGGCAATACGGACATACTGCTTGTCGGTGCGAAGATGGATAAGAATGGAGATGGTACTGGTTCTGTTTATTTTAAGAACTATTTCCCTCCATCCGGAAATGAAACGCTGATCAAAGAAGCAAAGAGCGATATGATTGAATTTTCGCTCGTATCTTATACTCGTGACAGCGTTGAAGAAAAACAAGATGGATCGGTATCCTATAACGTTGTAGAGTCCATGTACGGAGAACGCAACGATATTGTGGGATATGGCGAAGGGGCGATGGATCAAAAGACGAACGCCGTATCCGATCAGGAGCTTATCTCCGCGAGCGAAACGAAAGCAAGAAGGCTGATAAACGCCGGTGATTATGACGCTACTTCATCATGGTCATTCAGCGCTGCAGATGGTAACGCGCTTCTCGGCCCTAACGGTGACGATTGGCAGAATTACGGATCATGGCACCTTGTCCGTGATACGGCTTTCGACGACAATACGAAAGCGGGATTCAAATATCCCTACGGGAAAAATAACAAGGTTTATCGGTCTGCATTGAACGCGATCGCACAGCGCGCAGCTCAGGCGGGACTTGATAATGTTTCACAAGCGGCTCAGTCTCTCAGAGACTTAATCGATAAAAAAGAAAATAAGGGAGTAACTATGGACAAAGAACAGGTTCTTAATGCGCTCACAACGCTTAAAGAAAATTTAGCTGTCACTCTCCCGGAAATAGCAACACATCTTAACCTTTCGGAGCTGATCGTAACCGATGAGCAGAAAACCGCACTGGTGAAGATGAATGCTGTTAAGGCTCTCTGCGGAGACGCTGATCCGGTGGAGTTTATCAAGGGTATCCTTGAGGAAAGAAAACAGAATGCTGCTGCGGTTCGTGAAGCGAATATCGCGGAGCATTTCGGTGCAAAGCAGATCGACGGAAAAGAGAACAAGGTCCGAACTTACGTGGATTCGATTATCGGGAATGCCGAACTGACCGATGAGAAGCTGAACGAGATCAAACAGAACTCGATTTTTCAGACACTCGCTGCAGAACAGGCGCAGTTCGACAGTGATTTCAACCGGATCGGGGTATCGGAAAAACAGAACGTTTCTTCAGGCCCCAAAGTCATGGACTTTTAAGGAGTAGCTGATGGCAACAGTATATATAGAAAAAGAATCGGTCGATCATGTTGTATTGACCAATGACACAGGGGCAGCATTGGCCCAGTATGAACTCACCGTTATTGGTGGCCTAGTATGTATTGCCGATGAAGCCATTGCAAGCGGAGCAACCGGGTCTTTCCATGTGGAAGCCGGGATGATCATTCAAGTTGCGGATCTCGTTGCAAGCGAGGACACCTTCGGAACGGCAAACGCTCCCGTTTACTTCGACCCTTCGTCCGGGGATTTCTCCGACACGGCGACAGAAGGATACTACAAAATCGGGATCGTACACACCGTGAAAGACAGTAACGGCGTAGTTAAAGTATCGATCCTACGAGAAGCAGTTTCCCTCATCGTGGTTATTAATCCAGGCGAAACGGGATGGCTAGAGATCGATGTCACGGCTGACGCCACCACGGCGCTTTCAACTGACTTCGGTTTCAATTTCACGATTCTTGACGCCTTCGTACACTCAACGGCGACAAATGCCAGTGCCACTCTGAAGCTCCAGGACAGTTCGGACAACGACATCACGGATGCGATTGTTGCAACACCTGTGCTGACATTAACAAGAGTCGGAACGATTGATGGAGCCACAAACGGATACAACGTTATCGCCGACGGCGTTGTGAAGGTTATAGCCAACGGTGCAGCCGACAGGGGAACTGTCAGAATGCTCGTAGAAGCAGCGTAAGGGGGAATCAATGGTACACATTTTTAACAAAAACACGCTCGCGGAACAGCGGGCAAAAGAAAACAGATCGGACATTGTCCGTATTTTTAAAGGTGGAAGCAAAGCAAACCTCGATTCCACTTCATTTGAGACTTTCGGCAACCCGATCCACGTAAAGAACAATGGTCTTTACACCGGAACAGCCGGAGAGCAGAAGCTCATGGAAGAGATCGAAGGGCTTCAGACACTCTGTAAGAACAACAAAGAGTACAAGCTCACCGAAGCGGACGTGAAGAAATTCAACGCGGCTCAATATCCAGGCCAGACGGCTATCGAAGCGCTTATCGGTGCGATGTATATCGACATCACCCGCAGGGCACAGGAAGCCGGTGATCTTACCAGTCTGATCGCAACAGAAGCCAATGACCCTAATTCGAGCCAGACAGTCAATGTAAACTACTTCTACAAGTATGTTGGTAAGATGGGTGTTATCGCAGGATCGAACGACTCAGTCCCTCTGATCGAACAGAAGCTCGGAGCGACGGATACCTTCACCCAGAGCATTTACGCCCTGGGCTGGAAAGACACTCTCGCCAACATGCTGTTTAATAAAGTCCATACGATTGCCAAGGTCAACCAGGCTGCCGCTGATGCGGATACCGATGCAAGAAACGCGGCTACTGTCGGGGCTATCGTCGGGGCTACTTATGTTGCTTCTCAGAAACAGGCTGCTGATACCACCTCCGGTGCGACTTATGACGTCCTGATGTACAATACGATTCGTAAGGCAATCAAGAAACTGAGAGGTCTGAAAGATCCTCAGACCGGTCGTAAGATCAATGCTTCTCAGATTGCCATTCTTTGTAACTCTGCGGACACTTGGAGCCTCCAGCGCGTAATAGGTGGACAGCTCCAGACAGGAGGCGGTAACGGAACAATCACAACGATAAACGCCCAGGCACTCCCAATCGCTTCGATCATCGAGTATGATCAGGGCATCACTGACGGGATGAAATGGGGTAAAGAAACTTTGTCATTTCCCGGAGTTACAGCCGGAACCGTTTATGTGTTCGTCCCGAAAGAGTACATGTTCGTCATGAACAAACGCGGCCTGACATTAGAGACCGGAATGGGCTCAACGTTGCAGCTCTCTACCGAGGAAAGATCCTGGTACCGTGTATTCGGTGTATGGCTTAAAGATTTCCTCGGCTCTTCCTATCCAGGCACAAGCCTTGGAGCGTCTTATGGAAGCGTAATTGAGACGACATTACCTTCTGATTCGTAATTCTATTCTTTTCAAACCTAGCCGCCCATTCGGGCGGTTTTTTATTGGCAAAAGAAATTAAAAAACTTTTATGTTTTCTGTTGACATGTCATGACAAAAGTGTTATATTTATATCATAAGGTGATCGGAAGAAAGCCTTAAATAAAATCGACCTACTAGCCGGTCAGTAGACTAGGGAGAAAAGATGACAAAGATACAGTATGACACAGTAAACGGAATTGAGATTGTTGACGAGTTCGATAGCGAAGCGGTTATTGTAAAAGGCTTTGAAGTTGACGATTTGCGGACCGCTGGTGACGGGCTTTTTGGTGCTGAAGTTACCGACGACCAGCTTGAAGAGATACGGGCCGAATACGGGTTTTTCAGGTAAACAATCTCCGGCTTTCGGGCCGGTTCCGGCCTCGTATGTATATCCGGGCGGATGAGTAGAAAACAATCGATACAAAACATAGGAGATAAAAAACATGGCAAGAAATCAAGGAAATAGGTCAACAGGAGATTATTCAACAGGAAATTATTCAACAGGACATTTCTCCACTGTAGATTATTCTGGATTCGGTGCATTTAATAAACCATGCACTCCTGAAATATGGGACAGCGCAAAAAAGCCGGAACTTATCTATTTCCCCCTCACTGAATGGGTTGATATTGCGGATATGTCAGATAAAGAAAAGGAAGATAATCCCAAACATAAAACAACTGGGGGATATCTCAAAAGATATGAGTATAAAGAAGCATGGAAAAAATCATGGGAAAAAGCAACAAGTGAAGATAAGGAATTGTTATATGCTCTTCCGAATTCCGACAAAGAGGTATTCAAGGAAATTTCTGGAATAGACGTTGATGAGAAGAAACATACTATTATAATCGATGGAAAGGAAATTACTATTTCAGAGGACAGCTACAAGGCTTTGAAAGATAGTTTAAAATAAGGGCCGGTAAAAAGGAAGCCAAAATGAATAAACCAAAATTCCAAAAGACAGAAAAGATAGAGATCCGGTGTACTCAGGAACAAAAAAAGATTATTAAAGCAAGAGCAGAAGAGCTTGAATTGACAGTATCGAAATATATAATCATGATGGCTTTGCTCAATGTGGAGGAAAAACAATAAAACAAATAATGCAGAACTCGCAAGAAAAGCCACACTCTGTTTGATTGCTGCGGATAAAATACACAATTGATATAATTTGAATCTACTGCTATACTCAATGTATGGCTACTACCGATCAAATATTTGATGTCAGACTGAGAATCTCCGATCCTCCAGGATTCATCGCCTTTGAAGAGGTAACAGCTCTTCCTTCTTCTCCTTCTCCCCAGACGTGCTATCTGCTGTCTGGGGTTTATTATTCTACAGAGAAAACTACTGGCGCCGTAGCTGGCGATTACACGATTGAAGAATTGATGGTATCTGATGTACGTATCGGGAATTGGATTGATCTAAACGGATCGGATTACGCTACTTGCCAAAGTATAAAATCAATAATCTCGCAAATCGGAAGATCATTACAGATCAAACGGAACTCGACCGGAGCAGATTCAACAGAATATCAGACACTGGCAGATACACTAGCTTACTATAAAGACCTTCTCTCTCTATGCACCGAAGAAAAACAGGCGAACTCTGGAAACAACTCAGGGCGATGGGGGCAGACTAAACAGCCTGAAATCGGAGGAGGCAACCTGTGAACATAACCACTTCAGTTTCCGCTATAACAAGTCAAGGTGAATCAGCTGCAGTATGGATGCAACCTGGAAGTACAGGCGACGCTGGAAAGGCCGAGGTTTATGTATACGGCACAGATCAGGGTATCCCATCATCGTCAACTATCATTGAAAGCGGACGACGTATTTACGAACCAATAAACAATACTGATAGGGCTGTTTTATCGGCACAAAACGAATATTGGATCTTTTATGCTTGCTGTAAAAACACTGGTGATACAGCTGAGATAGTTGTTTCTTACGATATCAACTATCGGAAAGAGATTGATGTCGATGTACAAGATCAGACCACAGACGCACTGGTATTTAAGTTTTTCACGGAAGAGGCAGAGACTACACTGGCTTCAAATACCTCATTGTTTGATAGATCTATTGTTGTCTCCGATGCAACAGGATTTACAGCCGGGAAACTGCTACATCTTATAGATACCGTCAACGAGCGAGGAATGATCTGCCAGGTTAGCTCAACATACGTCTCAGGTACTACAATCCCAATAGATAGACCTCTTGACTTTGCCTATACATCAGGGACAAAGGTGATTTTATCGTCTACAGATATGGCGATAAATGCATCATCTAGCGAAGCAGTGTTCGGTATAAGGACAGAAAATTACGATGTTCCCGAATCTTTCCATTTTACAAGGATAAGATTTACATGTATAACGGCAACGGCTCCAGAAATAGACGAGTTCGGGGATTTATCAGTCGGAGCTGCTGGTGTTGTAAAAGACGGGATAACTATCAGAAAAAAGAATACAACCCCATATAGAAATCTTGTCACATTTAATTCAAACCTTGAGATGCAAGGCTTGTTAGGCCACTGGACACCTTTTTCTGCGTTCAATCCTGGAACTGGGAAATATGGGTTTTTCGCCGAATGGGTACTGGCCGGACAAGAAAATCAGGGAGTAGCGAATAAGGTAGAGCCTTGGGACGAATTGGAAATAGTTTTTAAAGAAAACTTTAGCGGGCTTACTTCGTTAGAAGCCGTTGCCATAGGGCACATTGTTAAAATATGAATATGCTATTAAAACAGGCCAGAAAAGGGATGAAAGCTCTTGTTGATGAGGATAGGCAGACAATATCTATTGATATACCTGTGGATCCTTCTGATCCTTGGTCAACGCCTGTGACGAAAACGTTTTCCGGGAGGATCTCACACGAGAGTTCAAGCGTTCCGGATCTTGGGTCGAGTACCATCGGGCTTTCAACGAACCTCAACAGATTTCTTTCTGTTGAATATGATGTTGATTTTCTTGTTGCCGGGGCATTGATCACTGACAAAAATGGTAAACAGTGGAAACTCGGGTCAATCGATCCTTTGGAGAAGTTCGGCGGAATACACGGGTATGAATGCCCGCTTGAGGAGGCTGTTTGATGCCGGCCCCAGATCAGGTAAATATTGAAAAAGAAGAAACCAGAAACAATGAATATATCATAGGGCACGTTAAGGGAGAGCGTGTATTTTTCTCCCGTGTTGATGCAATCAGTTTGATTAACGAGCTGAGTGGGGTGTTGTTGGCAGATGAGTACAGATCAGGACATAAACAACGTCAAGGCGAACATAACGAAGAGTTTCGAAGAAAGGAAGGTTAAACTTTTAGCTTTGAGTCTAAGCTATGCAGGGAAGGCCGTTAATCTGTTCCGACAGCGCCAGACAGGTGATGAATACTGGACTAATCAAACAGGACAGGCGTTATCAAGAGCTTTTAGCAATGCATTCCAGACAAAAAATGAGATAGGATTTTTCCTTTCTCATGGGGTGGACTATGGCGTATATCTTGAGCTTGCAAATGACAGGGCACATGAGGCGATAAGGCCAATAATACAGGAGCTTGCTCCGAAGTTTTTTAAGGATGTAAAGGAGATAATTTGATAGACAAAATAGTCGACCAAATCAATACCTATTCCGCGTCGGTAAGCAAACCTGTAACTGCTGTCTCTTTCGGTGCTGCTTCGCTTCCTGCACTTCCTTATGTTGTTGTTAAACAGGAAGTTGATGCGGGAGGATCTGGGACGGCGTTCAGAATTATTACACATATGCAACCGGGGCAACAGTCCGCGCTTTTGTCGTTCGTTCGAACAGTGATAAGCGGAGCGTTGGACGATTTCAAGGCAACATCTGCAAGCGGAGAGTATAACCGTTTACGCTCTGATCCAATGGCATTACCAGGACCAATTTATACAGGTAATGATGACAATACAATCAGTTTAGAGCGCCTGTATTATATGGGCGATAGATTATTTTAAAGAGGAGCTATTATGAGTAAAAAAGAAGATGCTCGGTATGACTTTTCGTTGTGTGATGTGTTAATCACTCCTCTCAACGACGATTTGACACAGCCGACGACAACTAACATCATCGGTGGAGTTGGACCTTTCGACTTCTCGGGAGTGGCGGATGACACCCAAGTACCGTTTATCAGCAAAATTGATACTACGGCCGCTGAGACTGTTCTGGTAGATGTTTCCGGAGCTGCCGATACTTCAGCTGTCACCGTTGCTGAACTGTTCGCGGCTATTAATCTTGCTACACCTACAGATTTGACGGCGAGCGCTGAGGCTGTGACCGGAAGGCTGAAAATCGCTTATTCTGGAGCGGGTTCGCCTTCCAGAGTACAGGTTTACGGAGAAGCTGCAACGCTCGGAATGATTGGGCAGGGGAAAGGTGTAAGGATCGTGTATTCCAATACAATGCAATCGTTCAGCGATACCCCAAACCTGAAAGACGAGGAAACTTTTACCACAACTGACGCGAAAGGGGTGGATACGGAAGTCATAAGCGATGGATACCGCAAAGGAACTGGCGGGACTCTCACTGATACAGCCATGGATTATCTCCTGCGCTCAATTGTTGAGGGCGGTGTATATGATGAAACAGCAGAAACCTATTCAGCCCCCACTTCAATGACAGATAAAATCTATTTCAAAATAGAGCTTTATTCTGGACAATACGAGGTCGGAACAAATAAAGTCGGAGACTTGGTAGGATACATCAAGACAGAGATCTTCTCCTGTAAGGGAACCTTCGGAGACAGAACCAGAGAGCGAGGATTTGTGAATTCTGTTTACAATTACACTGCAACCTCGCCTAGGGATTCGAGCGGAAACTTAACGGCTGACTCTGTTGAGACTAAGCTTACTGTATCAGAGTACGAAGCTCTCAGTCTTGAGAACATCGCGGCATGATGATTGAACATAACGGAGAGTCGTATTTGCGGCTCTCCGCTTTCTATGAAGCTGAGCTATCACCTTGCATCATGGCTCCATTCATTGGTACGCCGTTGCCTGTCGTGATTAACCGGTTGAATTATGCACAGATCCGCGCTTGTGGTGACTTCTCTTTGATTGAAACAGTGTCCGACATGATGAGCCGAAAAAAGAAACCGTCCATGGCCGAAATGATCTCTTATTCTGAGCTGCAATACAATATTCTCAGAGCATCCATGAAATCACCAACATACGATGAGCTTATGAGCTTGAACCATTATGATGAGATCAGAAAGCGCGCAGAAATAGAACTTGATGAGCTTAAGAAAGCTATAGCCGAGCTTACGCCAGGTCCGAAGCGCGACAAATTTCAGCTTGAACTTGACACCTTAAGGATGGATTACGAGTTCCTTCTCCCGGCTGATTTTGTATCTTTTATTGTGTCATACGCTCTAAAAGTAGACGAGAGTGACATCAAATTGGTTTCTGAAGATATGCTATTTGAGTCGGCAGTAATGGCTAAAAACGGGAATGACAATCCAGCAGATCATCTTCCAGGTAATTTTTCTGAGTTCAACCGGGAAGATATAAATAAAAGAGCATGGATCATATATCATCAAAGAATGAGGGATCAAAACAATGGCGGCACCACAAGACGCAGGTAGTATATATAGTGATGTAAGAATTCGCTTAGATAAACTACAGCAGGACATAACCTCAGTTAAAACCGGATTCGACAAACTCGGCAAAAATATTAAGGATTCGTCAGATAAATCAACAAAGGCTATGACTGCCAATTTTAAGAGCATAAATCTTGCCGGGACTGCTGCGATCGCCGGAGTGTCAATTGCGTTTAAGCAGGCAATTTCCACATTTGCCAATACAGAACAGAGTCTTGCAAATGTAAAAGCTGTCAGTAACGCCACATCGGAAGAGTTCGCGATTCTAAAAGAGGCTGTAGAAGAGGCTGGAACAACTACAAGGTTTACGGCGTCGCAGGCAGCTGACGCCATGTTTTATCTTTCGTCTGCCGGATTATCTGCGGCACAATCGGTTGATGCTCTTAGTGGTGTCCTTGAATTGGCAGGCGCAACAGGGTCAGATTTAGCGCAAAGCGCCCAGGCTGTAACGTCTACGTTATCACAATTCGGATTACAAGCCTCTCAGTCTGCCGAAGTTGCTAATATATTCGCGGCAGCCAACTCCAACTCACAAGCCACTCTTGACAAGCTGCAAAACTCACTTAGACAAGTGGGACCTGTTGCAGCTGGTCTGGGGATCGGGCTTGAGGAAACTGTTGGATCATTACAGGCTTTATACAATGCCGGATTCCAGGGAGAAAACGCTGGTCTTGCCCTTAAATCGGCTCTCGCTGATCTTGCAAATCAAGCAAGCCCGACCATTGAAAAACTGGACAAGCTAGGAATTTCATTCGCTGATGTAAACCCCGAAGCCGTAGGGCTCACAGGCGCGATTGGAGCGCTTGAAGAAGCAGGCCTATCGACTGCTCAAGTAATTGACATCTTCGGAAAAGTCGCAGGTCCTCAGATGGTGACACTCATTAGCGCTGGGAAAGACGCGCTCAACGATTACGAAAAGGCTGTTACTGGAACAAACGAGGCTGCACGTCAATATGCAGTCCAAAATGATACTCTTGCGGGATCAATGGATGGGCTTAAGTCGGCTATCGAGGGAACAAGTAACGGATTTATAGAGCAGTTGTCTCCAATCATTCGGACTGTCCTTGATTTATTTGCCGGGTTTCTCCGTGTCGTCAATAAACTGCCTGGATTGCTAAAAGGGGCAGGTGCTGGAGCTGGCGCCGCAGCTATAGGGTTTATTACATTAAGTAAAGCTCTTGCTTTGGTCGGCGTTACTCTCACCGGATCTCTTGGTTTGATAGCAGGGGTTGGGGCTCTTGTTGTCGCGCTGTCTGGCCTTGCTATAAAAATGAAAGAGGTCCGAGACATAAAACTGCAAGAAGAATTTGGAGATATGGCGAGAGAGCTAGGGTTGACCGGAGAAGAGGTTGACGAGTTCGTCAAGAAAGCAGACTCTCTTGACGGCGTTTTTACCAGCGTGCAGGTTTTTAATCGTGACCTCTCGACGACAAGAGAGAGTTTAAAACAAATAGCCCTTTCTTACGGATTATCTGAAAGAGCTATAGTAAAGATTGGTCTGGCCTCCAAATATGTCACTGACGAGCAAAAAGAACAACTGAAAGCTATAAACGACCAATTAGACATTGAAGCAGAACAATATAAGCTCAAAGATTTATCAATCGACAAAGAAAAGCGAATTGCAGAACTTAAAGCGGAACAAGCGAAGATAGACGCCGAAGCAAAAGCAGAAGCGGATAAACTAAAAAAAATAGAAGAAGAACGGATTGAGCGAATAAAAACTTTGCAAGGTCAATTGTCAACTCTCGACGAACTTGTGTCCAAGGGTGCCATCGAAGAGATTGATGCGCTTGAGAAGAAAGCCAAGCTCAGACAGGAAGAAATCGATCTTATACTCGCCCAGGCCATAGCGTCTGGAACAGTTACGGATCAGGTTTTATCCGACATCAAAGCGCAGCAAGATTCTGTTGACTCATACTCTGCACGAATAACAGAGCTTGAAAAACAGAAAGAAGAGGCCGCTGAAGCAGAACAAAAAGCCATCGAGGATACTGAAAAGAAAAACGTTGAAAGAGTTGAGTTTGAAAAAACCATAACAAAACAGTTAAATGATTTAACTCTTGATAGATTGTACGCGTTAGAAAAAGAAAAAAAAGAAGCATTAGATAAAGCTGAAGAGCTTGGTGCTGATAAAGTTGCAATAGAGCGCCTATATGCGATCAAGAGACAAGAAATTGAAGACCAGATACTCAAAGACAAAAACAAGAAAGCAGATCAGGAAAAGAAAATATTCCATGACACGACAATGAGTTATATTGATACGTTTTCCAATGCCGCTGATACTGTTACGGATCTAATGAGCAAGAATGCAGAGGATACAATCGATGCAATAGGTGATATATTAATCTCTTTAGGGGCTCAGACTGGAAATGCTTATATTGCAGCAGCAGGACTCGCCTTGCAGTTTACTCAAGATTTTATACAGACATTAAATAAAGAGAGTTTAACAATTGAAGAAGCCTTGTTCGCCATATTTGTTCCTTTTGGCCCGCAAATAGCTCAAGCCAGGAAAAAAAATGAAGAGAAATTAAACCAAGACACTATTAATCGTGATGCTGAACTGTCAAGAGTTTTGTTGGATAATCGAAAAAAAGCTCTCGATTACGAGTATGAAGAAGAGAAAAAAGCAATCGATGACCGATTAGAATTCGAGTTATCATCTATAGAGAGCACACTTACAGAAGAAGAGGAACTCAGGCTCAAATCTCTTGGGGTGATCGAAGAAGATACAGAAGATACTTATGACAGGTTAAAAGAGAAGGCTCTTGAAAAGCTCGAGTCTCAACTTGAAGAGGAGGTAGAGCGAAGAGCAGAAGCAACCGACACTGAATTGGGGGCCGCTCTTGAAGCTATTGACGCTGAGCTAAATGCGAGGCTTGAATCATTGGGAGAATTGTCGGCAGAAGAGCAAGCCTATGTTGATTTTAAAACACAGCTATCAGCCGAAGCTGACGCAAGGGAACGAGCAGAGACAATACAAAGAATAGCAGACCTCAGAGCCGCCGGAGAAGAGGCTGAAGCTGATTTACTACAGCAAAAAATAGATAATGAAGACATACTCGCTAGTCTTAAAGAGTCTGCAAGCGCTGCTGAAGAAGAGAGAATTGCCTCAATCGCCAAGGCTGAATCGGAAGCAGCAGCAGCTAAACAGGCGGCAAGAGAAGCCGAGTTAGCACAGTTGCAAGCTAATAGTCAGGCAGAGATAAACGCAATAAATAGCATATTTAGTGCTCAGCAAAGCGCAACAGAAGCAAAGGCTGCAGCTGAAGCTGAATACAGAAAACAAGTCGCGCAGGTTGAATACGACAGGGCTGTTTTTGAAAAAGAACTGTCTATTTCTCAAGCTGAAATTGACAAAGTTTCTGCTGTTGCCAGTGTACCATGGTATGAGTCCGGCATTTTTGGAGACACTGACGACAAAGTAGCCGACATGTATGACAACATTATTGCACAGTTAAAAAACACTCCGTTGCCACCTGTTCCACAATTACAGTCAGGGGGAATAGTTTTACCTCAGAGTGGCGGGACTCCGGCTGTTTTGGCGGAAAACGGAGCTGCTGAACTTGCTCTAAACGCAGGATCGGAAGGTGAAGCACTGTTACAGCAATTTGCGTCAAAAGTTGCTGACGCAGGTGGTAGCGGAGGAGGAAGTTTTGTGTTACAGTTGTTTATGGATGGAAGAATCGTTGCCGAAAGCAGCGCAGATTATTACAATAACGGGATAGTAAAGGTAACACTCAAATGAGAATACTTTTTAATAATGTTTTTGAAAATGCCTCATTTTTGGCAACAAACGAGAGCCTTAACTACCCTGTTACCAATTTAGCCCATCCGTTTCTTCGGAAGAGGTTCCAGAGTACGAGCACGTCATCTGTTGTTACAGCTTCATTTACCAGCGACCAGGTTATGAGCTGCTTGTTTTATGGTTTCCACAATTTTACATCTATGACAGTTGTTTTTAAGAATTCGGGAGGTAGCACTCTTTTGACATTAAACATAACCTCTCCTGATGATATAGGAGTGGAATATTTTACTACTTTAACTACTGTCCGAAGTGTTGTATTTACTATAACAGGAATCAGTGGTTTCTACCTAGGAGGTGTTGGCGGAGGGGCTTGCTATGCCATGCCCGATCCTCTTGCGGCTTATTCCCCGGGCAATGCTGACAACAGCGATTTCGTGGAGACCCCTGACGGGCAAACGCTCCAAAATTATGTTGAACCGTTACGCGAATATGAGTTCGGGTTTCGGGATCAAACTGGAGTTGTTTATCCGGAGATCAACAGCATGTATAGGTCCGTCGGTGTTGGGAAGCCAATATACATCGATATTTACGAAGATAACAGAGACAAAGAACCTCCTATATACGGTAAAATAATGAAGTCTTTAACTTTTCCGTACAAGCCCCGTAGATATGGGTTTACATTAAAAATAAGAGAGGCAAGATAATGGCTTTAACACTTGTACCGTTTCCGGCCGCTGCGCCCACAGCAATTACAGACTGGGAGAAAGCTATTGATATTATGGAGTTCAACACTCTCGGTATCAACGGAGCGTCTCTGTTCGATTTCAGCAGCAATACTATAAAGCAGGGTGTCAGGATAATGATAGGGGGATCTGTCTATCTGGCTGACGCTGATACGGCTATCACTGGGACTCCTTCTGATTATGTAAAGATTACTCCGGCTGGGGCAACGGCCTCGGCGGCGTATGTGTCTTCGTTGACTGGTGTTTCATGGAATAGCGTGTGGGACTTTTGGGAGGATGGCAGCGGCAATGCATATCTGTTCAACGAAATGAAAAATTACGCCGGAGGGGGAAGCGCTCCGCGTTCGGCGTTGGCTCAGCATTATTTGTATGGGGCGTATGATGTATTAACGACGTTAGGGGATGTCGTCCTTGCTCGTGATTCAGGTAAGGTGCTTGCAGGGGAATCGACTGCATTAAAATCAGGGTCTAAAGTTGAAATGGTCGGCGGCGGTCAGTTCGTTTTACTGCTTGCTTCAAATATTACCGACGCCAACACAAAGAATAATAGAATGGTTGGAGCCCATTACACTAATGCAGAAGCACCTGTTGCATTTATAGATCAGGCCAACTCTCTATCGGCAAATCTTGTCAGAATTGGCGGTGGTTACGCTGAAGCTAATGCCGCTACGACAATTGATTTTTACACTGCGGCCAATAATACAACGCCAACAGGCACAAGAGCATTACGGATAAATGAGAATCAACACGTACTAATCAACCAAACATCAGACACCGGAGAATTCCTACAGGTCAATGGTGCGGTGAGGTTTACGGGTAGCTCGGGTAGAATAAATACGACAGCGTCAGGATACGTTCTAGAGATGAATCGTGTGGGGGCTTTGTCGTGGATTAGAGCAACAGATACAACTGCTGGTAGTGGAATAGCTATATCAACAAATAATCGAGGTGTTGCTCCAGCCGATGCTAATGTGATCTTTAATTTAGATAAAACAAGCAACTTCAATGACAAGGTCACTGTAAACGCTGGCGGGTTCCAGGTTACTGGTACGGCTGGGAACGCCACAATAAATGCAGGGGGTAACACATTTGTAATAGGCCAATCTGTTGCAACTGATGCTGTGTCAATTGAAATGGGGGCAAACCGCTCTGGAAACGGAAACGCGTACATTGATCTTATCGGCGATACTACTTACACTGATTACGGAATTCGTCTAATTCGCAGTTCTGGAGTCAACGGAGGAGGCTCACTTCTCAACCGTGGAACCGGAGCTTTCCTTTTCTCCGCTACGGAAGGGGCGACGTGGGATTTTGCGAATACTGTTCGGGTTGATACAATATCAGAAAAGACGGCTAGTGCGGGTGTTAGTTTTAATAATACCGTAAAGGTTGATACTATATCAGAAAAGACAGCGAGTGCGGGGGTAACGTTTACTAATGCTTTAATTGTAAATGGTGGAGCAGCAGACGGAGCAAATATTGAATTCATGTCTAGTGGATATGAAACCGCTAAAATGGACAACTATTATGGAAGCTTCAGAATATTTAGCGATACATACGGAGAGGTTGCAACATTTGATACTAATTCTTCTGGTAAGACTGTAACGTTTAAGGGCGCTGTTATTGTTGATAGTATTTCATCCTCTGGATCGTGGACTGTGACTACAACGGCATATGTTATTCCAGCAGGATTATATAATATTTCATATGGCACGATTTTATCATCGACACAAATCGAAATATATGTAAGTGGATCATGGAGAATTATGTCAAAGGCTCAAACAGCAGGAGGATCTGCGTATGGTACATCTGGTGATTTCGTAATATCAGATGGTGTAAACGTCAGAATTAGAACTACTAGCGGCACCGAAACTGTCTATTGGCAAAAATATTAATAACCCCTTGGCCTATTTTGAGGCTACATGATTTATTCTGTTGCTTTGTTGTGATAATATTCGACAGCAGTAACAGAAAAATCTGAAATTGTGTCAATTCCACTAAAGATAGGTTCACACCCACAAAACGCAACAACCACTGCAATTAAAAATATAATCTTTTTCATAGTTTTCTCCTGTGCTATAATTATAGCGCATTATCATATTATTGCAAGGAGAAATTAAATGGGGTTTAAAGAAAAAAATGGTAGATTTAAAGGATTAACAACAGATGTTTACCACCGAATCCAAGGCATATTCATCCAGCACGGGCAAATAGAGTTGCGGATGGCTAAATATACGTCTGAACAATATCGGAGGGAGAACCCTGAAGACGCTGAGTTTTACAATGTCCAATCGGTCAAGCTGTCTGATGAGGTAAAGGAACAAATCCTAGCGCTCGTCTACCCCGAGTTGAAATCGCACAATGTAAACACCGGATCAAAGCGCCATCCAGCCGAAACAGACGACGACGGCAAGGTGATAAAAGATGCGTATACCGAGGAAATCTTTGACTACCCGTTTGCTGATATGGTAGACTGTTAAGCGGAGGATAATATGAAAGTCGAAAACAGAGAGTTTCAGGAGAAAGGAATCGGTCAGAATTATGCCGATTTGTTTCTTAGAGTGCTTAAAAATTCACCACTCAAAGCAATGACCATCGGAGAGATGGGTGAAATGGCCGGATTAATCAAGCGGATCGAAGAGGCTAAAGATTTAAAGACCATTGATCTGGAGCCTGCCGAAATCACAAAGATAGAGGACCGAGCCAATAACTTCCCGTGGGCCATTTTCTCTATGGAACTTGTTGAAATGGATGCGTATCTCAAGAGCCTTGCATGACGATTGCTGAGGTTTCTAGTCTTAATTTAGCAAGCGGATTCGCTTCGGTTGTCCCTTTCGTTTATGAATTGAGACCCGGATTCCTCAGCTTGGCGCCTTTCTGGACATCAACTTTTGGGGCACCAGATGAGTCCCGGGCGTACACCATAGTAGTTAAGTCTTTTATTAGAGACTACGATATCAAATACAACGAAGTAAACAACTACAATGATTGCGTCGCGCAGGAAGGGTCTTTTTTTTGGGACAATACCAATCAAGTTCTATACGTCCATTTCGAACACAGTCATGAAGGATGGACGGCGACTTATCAATACGGCACATATTTCGGATTCTCTGATAAACAGCTTATTTATCTTGATGGTCAGGAATATCTTCCGTTAATAGATTCTGCTCCGTCAATCAGGCAATCTCAGGACATAATAAACTATGACCGCCTCTCCTTTATTAACGGAAGCCTGACACTGAATAACAGATCTCGGAGACTGGAAGGGACTATTTCGGGGCAGATTGATTCGTTTATTGGTTCCGATATATACAACAACGATGTGTTTCTATACTACCTAGACGACAGTCTTGTCAGTGCGTCGGATGAAGCGAGCATATCGGATCTTGTTCCACTTGCAGCGTTCTACATTGAGGACTACGATATTAGCCTTAAGCAGATAAGCATCAAACTGCAGGACAAGAGAAAAGCTCAAAACATAACCATCCCTTCTGAGAAATTCAACTCCACCGACTATCCAAATATCGGAGATGAAGCCGGTGGTGTTATACCGCTAATGTATGGTCAGGTACGCGAAGCCCGCGCTATACCAACTAATGGGGATACCACCAGTGGTGATGTCACGTATCGAGTCGCGTTACTTCTGACAGCACTAGGGACTGTCCAGGTGTACATCGATAAAGTGTGGACAACGGTATCTGTTTCTTCGTCATCGTTGTCCACCGGAGAATTCACGCTCACGTCAGCAAATGGTCGAGATTCAAGTGGGGCTGTTCGCGATTGCCGGGTATTATTGCCAACAGGGATTTCAATCACATACACATCGGATATTATTGTTGATCTTAACGCTTAACGAGCGCTTTCTTGGCATAGAGTATTTAGCGTCTAACTATGATACAACCGAATGGGAAGCTGAAGAGATTGGGCTTACTTCTGGTGGTTGGGTTTACGATGAAGAAATCAAACTTTACGAGGCCATTAGGATTGTCCAGTCTGGCTCAGCAGTTGGATTCCGTTATGAGATACTCGCCGATGGTAGGAGGACAATTCGGATTGATGATAATGCTAGAGCTTCCAGCGGTCGCATCGAGCCTGTGGATATCTTAAACCGTGACGAGATGCCAGTCACAACGGACAGCGACCAGGTTTTCGCGTCAGTTGAGGTCCGATACAACAAGAGTTTTAATTCAGGCCGGTTTATCACAGAGACAAACAGTGATTATCAAGAAGAAGTTAGGGCACGCTTCAAGCAGCTTAATACATTGCAAGTGGATACGCTGCTTAATGATCAGACGGACGCTGAGGATTCGGCTGCGGCTCGCGCTCTCAGGTTCAAAGAGATTCCTGAAATCATGACATTAAGTCTGCTCTGTAAAGATTTCCTGACGTTAAGAATATATGATATTCAGGACATTGAAGCAACCCCTGATTTCGCTGACGCAGATACACAAATAATCACCGGTCGTCAGTATTATGGATTCAAAAAAGGGAAGGTTATTTCAGTCAGTCCTGATTTACGAAAAGCAGTTAATACTGTACAATTTCAGTTATTGGAGGCATAAATGAAATTATCCAAATATCTTGCAGAAAAATTTGAGTTTGAGTTTGAGAAGATATTCAATGAAGAAAAACTTGACAAGGATTTCCTTTCGCAGGAACAGTTCGGTTCGTGTTTTTCGAGAGCATCGGCAGGAATAGAGCTAGCAACAGAAGGAATAAAGGCAGATTTGGCCTACGCCATCGCTGTCCACCGTGAAAAAGAACACGGTGATGACACAACAGACGAACAGACTTCGTTGCTTGAGACAGGTGCCGATCCTGAAATCGGAGTGATGAGTTTTTGGAGCGAATAAAGATTGTAAGATACATTCTTTTTGTCTCATCTCTATTGGTGACGTTTAACAATCTAATTGACTGTATAAATAAGGGGTCACCAATAGAGAGATACCTTTTTTATGTTGCAACAATGGGGATTGTGACAGTGCTCCTTTTGTTTGTGAAAAACAATATAATAATAGTAATAGTTCTTACATTAGTTGGATCATTATCGATTATGGATATTCCAGAGCCAAATCATTTGACCGCTGGCGTCATGTTCTTGTTGTTTGCGTCAAGAATTGTTAACAATAAAATATATTCTGTTTTAACATTCATTTTTATATTGACAAGCGTTATAGTTGCTCATGTTTTAAACTCGATCTCTCCGGCCGACATGATGAACGTGGTTATTGCTTATGGCGTTTTGTTCTCGTTGGATTTATTAATTTTGAAGGTCGGAGAAAATGGATAAGGTGGTTTCTTTTTTGGTTGACAAAAAGACTGAAATTGTTACAAATCTAGGCGTTATCGTTGTTGTGATAGCGGCTATTGTGACAGGGACATATCAAATAACAACTATGAAAACTCAGTTTGAGCTGAAATCACAAGCAACAGAAGAACGACTTGCCAAAGAAATAATTGACAGAAAAGCTGCAGACGATACGATTTTTCAAAAATTAAAAGAAACCGATGTCTCTCTTGCAGAAATACAATCAAGTCAAGCAGACATCAAAACAGGTCTTGCCAGAGTTGAAACTAATATTATTTGGATTATGGATTATATGAAGGAAAATAAATGACTTTCACCCTCGGCAAAAACACAACCAGAAACTTAGAATCAATCCTCCAATCAGGAGATTCCAGATCCTCGCTGCTCGTGCTGGCAGTCAAAGAATTCATAAAAGTTGCGCCCATCGATTTTACGATTATCGAGAACGGCGGATACCGGACCGCCGAACTCCAAAATCAGCTTTTCAAACTGGGAAACTCAAAATGCGACGGATATAAAAAGAAATCAAAACATCAGCGCGGGCTTGCCGTTGATCTGGTCCCGTGGGTAAACGAAAAACCAACATGGGAGTCAAAACACGCATTCTACCTTGCCGGTGCGTTCATGGCGTTCTGTAATCAGCATGGATATCCGATTACATCCGGAGCTGATTGGAATAAAGATGGGAACTTAAAAGACGGGTGGGACCCGTGTCATATGGAGATAAAATGAGCGTCAAGATAATAACATTAAAACCAAAAAAATTGACAAATAGCGCTGTTGATCGCGTGCAAAAACTAATACAAAAAGTCACAGGATCTCCATGGACGCACACGCAAATTGTGATCGATGGCGTAATGTATGAGGCGATTTGGCCACGGTTCAAGAAGACTCAGAATTATGTTGAACATCCTTCCGAGAATTGCAAAATACAATCGTTCAAAGAGTCATGGACAGAGAGAGAAAAAGGCGCCGCTATAGCGTGGTGGGAATGGCAGATTGCCAGTAAAACAGGATATGGATTAGTTAAGCTCTTTATTATGCTTGCATTAGCCAAAACGAAACCATTTTGGGAGAGAGTAGGCTGGGTCCCTATGTCTATAAACGCTATCTGGGGAGACTTTTGCTCTGCTTCGGTAGATACTGCCTGCAAGTTCGCTGGCCGAGATCTTTTACCTGGAAGCAACGAGGAATTCACAGCGCCATGCGATATTTTAGAATCTGAACTATTGGAGGTGTAAATGGGAAATAAATGGAAAGCAAAGACAGTTATATGGTTTTTTGTGGTGCTATTTTTCTTGATAGCATCAGCATTTTTTTTAATTGACAACGACTCTTCTGTAATGGTGGCTACGGCGAGTGGTTATATTGCAATTCTATCTGCATGGCTCGGATTTGACATTGCAAAAACAAGAGATAGAACTTTATCCCTACCGGTTGGTGAGTTTGAGAATCTCAGAATATCAAGATATGTTTTTTCTCTTATGTCGATAGGTATGCTTCTAATGTTATCTCTTGTAAGAGACAAAGGGACTTATGGCCCGGTTAAAGTGTTATTGATCCCATGCTTTTTCGGAATTGGTGCTATGATTATTGGTGCATATGGGGCAGTAAAGACAGCCACACCCAAAGGACCTGATAAATGATCTATTCAATAATAGCGAATATCGTGTTACTCGCTCTCCTTGTTTTATCCATAAAATGGGGATTGTCAAGAGGTAAACACGGCATCAAAAAGAACGTCAATGTCCTCCTTGACCACAGTATAGCCGATGCCGAAATTCGGAAGGTCCAGGAATCCGTAACTAACAAAATAGTGGAGGCGAAGAATAGAAATGAAGCAGATAAAGCCGTTACTCATATTTTTAATGTTGCTAGGAATAGCAAGCTGTCAGACTATAAAGCTTCCCGCTGATCTAACCCTTCCGGTCCTCGACGAATCCAACATCGAGGCAACAGCCACGAGTCTGTTAATTCAGCATTACAGATGGATGGAATGGGCGAATGAATCGCGTTACCTTGTAGGTGAGATCACAAAAAAACAGCGAGACAAACGCCTCGCTGAAATAATGGATATTTTGAAAAAGATGAACGCTGTCCAGTGACAGTGTCATTTATCCTCCGCTCCCGGATCTCCTGCCGGGAGCTTTTTTATCCCAAAAAGATACTCAATGCATTCTTCTTTATCCATGGATATAAAGATGTCAGTTATAGGGATAGAATCAGCATCATAGCTTCTGATTAGGCTAAGTGGGCTATTGTAAAATGTACGCTGCTTTTCGTTTCTAAACGACACAACTCTAAAATTTTTATCCATCGCAATACACTTCTTTGATCCTTCTGCTTTTACTATCATTCTTTTACCGTTTGGCGTATTAAAGCAATAAAAATACCTGGAATCTTCTAAAATAGATTCTAATTCTTTATATTTTTTGAGTGTATCTATAGCGCCATTCATTTTGTCAACCTCGCTGCCTGATCATCTGTCAAACCGATTGATCTGTAATACTCAAGGTAGGCGTTATCGAGCTTTGAATTAATTGTTCGTTTGGCTTCCTTTAGTCTTACGATTTCTTCCATGGCTTTTTGCCGGCGTTTTGTGTTAATCATTATCCCTCCTTTGATTTTAATATGGCTCTGAGTTGATGCGCAGCGTCTCGTGCGTCTACTCCACGTGATCTCATTTCATCAAAAAACTTGATTGTTTCTTTGGTATCCTGTTCAGATACTCCACACATAGCGGAAATTGGACCAACCATTTTGAATGCTTCTTCAAGTTGATCAATGTGTTTCTTTTCTTCCAACTTTTGGAGCATTTCCTTTATCTCAATTATTGATTTTGTAGCAGCCACCACAAAAGCCAAAATCATTGTTGAAAGAGCTAGTATCAACAAAATATTCATCTCTTCGCATCCTCAGTAAGTTTTTCAAGCCCCTTCGCTTTTGCCGCTTTTTTAGCTGCCTTCTTTATCCGTTTGACAACTTTAGGCATACTCCGCCAGCATTTGAACCGATCCTGCTTGAACGCCTCGAAGGCCAGTTTGTGGTGATCCGGTTCAAGTGGTTTCTCCGCTTCTGGAATATATCCATGCTGGCCGAAAAACTCAGCAAGCTTCAATTTGTACTGGTAATCCTTATCCATTTGTGTTGCCATGACATGGTATGCTTCTTTTTGTTTGTCGTTCATTTAACCTCCTTATGCGTTTGTGGTGTAATTCGCGATTATGGAATCAATATCGTTTGCACTAAAGTTAGGTTTACTTTTAGTCTCGAAGCATTTGTAGCATGGTTCTTCATGTACTTTCATTCCGTAATGCTCGCAAGCCACACATTCCTTTTCTTCAATCAAATATTCAATCTGCCAGTTCATTCATTTATCCCCCAAAATTCTTTCTTGTGACGATGTACCATGAAATGATTATCCGGTGCCGAAGTGGCAACCGTTTCAACTCGTCGGCTAGCCTCATCATTTTCTTTACATGGGCTTCTGCCGCCTGTTTAATGGCTCTTTTTTCTGATCTTGTTGACATTATGATTTATCCTCCTTAATAAACAGCGCCAGATTCAGACATAGCGCCGATACGATATCTATAAAAATAGCCGGCAATGAAGATATTATGAATTCTACCATTGATTTCTTGACCCCGGTTATACCGGAAATGAAGTAGTAAAAATCTCGTTTCTCTTCTATTGTTCCGTTATCAATTACTTTCTCCCTGGTATCTGTGAGCTCTGCCCTGAGAAAATCAATCCTGGAATCGAAGTTATCAATGTATTTCCGCTCCGTTGCAATCTGCTGCCAGTTATTAAGGCGATCATCCTTACTTGCAGATAATTGCTCTAATGTTTGTTGATGTATAGATTTATCTTTTTGCGCTTCGGAAATTAGTTGCTTAACCTCCTCCTCGTTACTTGCAAGCTGGTTAAAAACATATGATTTATCTATCTCTGATTCCATCACAAGTGTGGATTTCTGAAACTGTCCGGCAATCGTGGACCCCATGCTGAAAACCATAGCAATTATAAACGACACGGAAACAATCAATCTTATCAGGGGGTTATTGATAAACCGCAATGTCTGTGGGGCAATGACCATAAACAGCACCATTGTTAACGAGATCAGACCGGATATAAACAAATTAAACCGGCCATAGAACCATAACCCTGTGAAATACACGGAAAGGATAAACGCCATTGCCGATAGAACAAACAGTGCTACCCTGAGCGGTAATAATGAGTTACGCTTTTTTGCCGGGTTTGCATGGTTTGCCTTTGGCTCTTTCACCGCAGCCAGATATTGTGCCAATTCATGCATAGCGGTGCGTTCAGATATTTTAAGCGCTGTTGCAAGCTCTATTTTTGTTGGTGGTCGATTGTTCTTTTTCCTAAAATCTGAAATATATTCTTGGCGTGTCATTTAGTTTCCTGTTCGTAGATGTAGCGAAGGTATTTTTCTATTTCTTCATCAGAGCCTAAAATCCTAACAAGATCATCATAGCTCATGTATGATAGCTCGTTGACGATACAAAACCTGAAAGCTCGCTGAATGAGGAGAGGGTAAAGTCCCTTGATCCATAAGTCAGAAGATATATCATGCAACATATCTATATCTAATTCAGTCGGAGTTGTAACATAATTATCGTCAACGAAATCTCCTTCATTGAACTCAAACCCTTCAGCCTTATCACACATCCATTTAATAAAATCAATATCTACCATATATTATACCTTTAAAGCATCTTTAACAATCAGAGCAAAAAAGAACCGGATTATCCGATCCTAACCACATAGCCATTTCTTACGGACAACTCAACCGTTTCACCATTCGGAATCCTGTCTGAGTCTTTGAGATATGTAATATTCGCGTGAAGCGAATTCACAGAAGAGATCCCAGTCTTCCCAAGTACCTCCTCAATCTCTCTTGTGTCACCGATTTCGGGGAACAAGTTATAGAGCAATTCCATTTTTGTATATTTTCTCAAAAGTTTCATTTTAATCCTCTTTTAATCAGTTTATTAAAAGATTGTTAATATGTCAAGGACCATAAATAGCTTGCTATCTCGTCATCCGGGTCCGATTCAATACCAGCGCAGAATATTTCCGCGATTTCATCTTCCGTGATTTCAATACACTGAGTTTCGAGCATATATCTTGCAAAATCATCACTATGGATATAGTCCCAAACCTGAGCAGCTTCACCAGCTAGTTCCCATTCGTTCATGATTTTTGCTTCGGCTATTGTCATGTTTTCTACTCGGTAATCGACGTATTCAAATCTTGTCATTTATTTAGCTCCTATCTGTCTATGATATTAAAGCATATTTAAGTAACTGTCAACACAATTATTCTATCAAAAATAAGTTATCAATAATCATCATAGCGAGATTTATAACATCTTTACACTCCTCGTAAACCGATTCTCTGTCCTCTTCCATGACAGCCAACTCAAGTTCATGCGCCTCGATCATCACCATCTTTGCAAGAGACTCGATCTTTTCTTTTGACCAATGGCATTTTTTAGCGTTCTTTGGGGAGTCCATTTTATCAATACATTTATCCAGGTAATTATGCATTCTTGATCGTTCATCGTTGGTAATTCGCGTCATTTTATATATCCTCGTCTATAAACTGAAGCAATATTGCTCCGGCAATCAGCATTATCACAACTATAAGAATTAGCAAAGGGAACAGAAAAATCTCATACCATTTAATGTAAGGCATTGGTTTTCTAAACCGTTTTGTTGCGTTGATTATCATATCTTGGCTTTCCAGTTGCTACATTTATGTACCCTAATATCCTCTATTAAGAGTTCATCAATAAAACAATAATGCCCTTCATATTGATCTTCAATAAGACAGTTTTTACAATTCCCGCAACATTTCATTGATTCAATCTCTGCTTTCAGGGCTTCGATTCCCTCAGTCTGTTTTCTATTTTCTTCTCTGAGCCTAAGAATACAGTCAACATCAGCACGTCTTAATTCATCTCTGCCTTTTGTTTCTAATTCGTGCGTCTCATTCAGGGCTTCGATTTCGGCGTTGCGGGAGGTATAGCCGTGCTTATATCCTGAATAATAGACAACTGCTTCATGACTGTGAAGCATGCGGTAATATTTTTTAAGCTCTGCTTGCTCATCAGAAAACTCGATAATTATCTCATCCTGTTCCGGTTCTGGCTTATTTTGATACATCGCTTTCCTCCTTTTTGCTTTTGTAATGACAACATCCCTGACAAAAAAATGGGCCAGCCGTATATTGTGCTTAGTTTTCATGTGTGCGTAAACTCTATCAATACTTTCTTTTTGAAATAAAAATATCCACCATCTACGGATATTAATTCGTATCCTTTCCCTGAGAATCTGTTTAAAAACTCTACAGCTTCAGTTGGGCACTTTGGGACAAAATACATGACTTTATATTCTTCCATCTCTCACCCCTCCCTTATAGCTGACAGGGCTTCATTGGCAAGATAGATGATTACTGATGGACTCCCGATGTTGTCCTTTATCGCCACGAATTTATCCTCCGCAATCTTGAGTTTGCGCTCAAGGGATGATGTGTATTCCAAAAGCTCGGGATTATTCTCCCATAACGTACTTTTCCATCTATCTTCAATCGGATCTCTTTTCACCTCTCCACTCATTTCCTATCCTCCAAAAAATAAATCACAGGAACACCGCAAGGACAAATAGCATTATCTTTGATCTCTCGAAAAACTGTTTCATGATGCCTTTTGTGGCAGATTGGGCAATAGAAGAATTTCATTTCCGCTTCTCTCTCGCTCTGGCCGTCAGGCTTATCTGGTATTCTTCCCGAGCTATGGCCAGCTCTTCGCCTGACAAGTCTGAATGTTCCCTGTCCCACGTTTTCATGACCTCTTCCCATAAGACATCTATTATTCCTTTCATTTCAACCCGTCCTTTTTAAGTTTTTCCGAAATAGCTTTACGGAGATATCCCGCCTTATTTCCGGGTATTAGGTTCCAGTCTTCTTCCTCGATTCTCGTCGAAGGTATAACGCGCGATTTTTTAAACAGAGGTTTTTTCCCTCGGGTCTCGTGGTGCTCTGTCAGAGTGTAGTCATCGAGGGTGGGGTATTCGGTAATCCCGCGTAGCTCGTACAACTTGTTCGCGGCGTCATCTAGGTCCGTGGCATCCAGTATAAAATTATGGAACTCGCCACGTCCGGTTTTTGATTTTAGTTTGAATTTCATATTGTTAGCCTCTTAAAAAACCGGCCCGAAGGCCGGAAGTTATTTACCTGAAAAATCCATATTCAGCTCGGATTTCTTCAAGCTGGTCGTCGGTAACTTCAGCACCAAAAAGCCCGTCATCAGCTGTTCGCAAATCGTCAACTTCAAAACCTTCAACGATCTTCGCTTCGCTATCGAACTCTTCTACAATCTCAATTCCGTTTACTGTGTCATACTGAATCTTTGTCATCTTCATCTTCTGGCCTACTCACCGACCAGCGGGTAATTGGTGTTAAGGTTTTAATCACCTTACAATATAAATATAGCACTACCGCAATAAAAAAGCAATACTATTTATGTGTAGATTGTGTGAAGATTTAACTCACTTTATTTGCGCTGACCGCTTTGTTTTTAGGATTCCCATATTTAGCAGTTAACGCCTTAACTATCTGTTCGCCGAACGCCTTTGCAAATTCG